TAGAATCTCTTATGCCTTCTATATCAGACTCTTCTAATAGCTGAGCATACCCGAGGTGATCCTTATGTCCAGATACTCTTAGCCATCTTTCAGCACCAGATGCAATAGTGTCGTATGGATTTCTAATAAGTGCAATTTGCTTACCTTCAGTTTCTTCCATGTTTTTTCTTTCATGTCCCACTGCAGTAAAGTTAACGTTGTATTCCTTGAAAGCTAATCTCAATAAATCTTGAGCAAAGTTTAATCCTGATCCTGCTGGACTAGCAATTGATTTAATTATAATCATTTATCTCCTTGTAGGGATACTGGGATTTGAACCCAGAATCTATTGTATATAAGACAAGTGCTTTAACCAGATTAAGCTATATCCCCTAGGGACTAGCGTATTCGGTTTGCTACTAATTTTTCGATGCAAGATGTGCAAAAGTTCTCAAGTATGCCTTTAGCGTTAATACGCTCCACATACTTTGGGTTTTCACAAAAGTCACATTTCATATCTACAGTATACTCTATATTCTAGTCAACTGCAATACAGATTTAATAATAAATAGATTATATATTTTTTCCCAATATTCTTTCTTAAGAGCATCTTTCTTTTTGTTATGCCATGGCTGATCTGGGTTAATTACATCTGCAGCATACTCTGTTGTGAATTCTTGGATTCCCACCGCATCTTTAATTGACTGCTGACTAATAGGAGTCAACATGTTGTGCTCTTGAGCATATTGTCTTAGTGACTCGCAAAAAATATTATTTTGATTTTGTCGATCTTCATATGTAAAGGTTGGAGAAATTCCATCATATTTTAATAGCATCTCTGTAAATTGTGGAAGTGGTTCTATTATTTGTATTATAGAATTGCTGTAGTAGGCTCTAATCCTATCCAACATCTGGTATGCATCTTCTACCGCATTATTGTACTCGACTAGTCTTTGTCTTATGTCTACATACCCAAGCCACACTAAAACAATGTCTGGATCTTGAAATTCGTTAAAATCTCTTATCCACCATTCTTGTGGTTTATCGACATATTCGTTTATATTTTCCAAGCCTTCTGATTTTTTATTTTCCGCTGAGTATATTTCTGGATCAAATGACCAAGCTGTAAGTCCTGCCATTCCCCAAGCTTTAAAATCTACTGGGCAAGTTTCTGGATTCCAATGCTCCCAAACTCTGGTAGTATGGCAATCTCCTATTAGGTATACTTTTTTCATACTTTATTGTATCATTCTATTTATCACTTGATCTTAGGTCTTAGGTCTTATATATTTAATATTTATTATTTGTTGATTTGCTGACCCCCCGACCCCCCTATTGGAAGTATACTATTTACAAATTCTATGTCAAGCTTTTCCCAACTAGCCCCATTGCATATCTGTCCGACCCGCCAGTAACTTTTCTTACTCCGTGCTTATAAATATTTTCAAATCCTGGATGAAATACTATAGACCCACGCTTAGGCTTATAGTCAATCTTTAAGTATTCGTAATAAAGTTCCCCACCTTCATAATTATCGTTTAAATAAAGAGTTGCAGACATAAAATTATTTTTTTCGCCACTTTTGGGATCGTTATAATTGTCAACATGTGAATTTAATCCTCCGCCAATTGGAATTCTCATTATGATGCCGATACTATTCCAGCTGTATGCATGATCAGTTGCAGCACTAACTTTATCTATTATAAAACTAGGATCTGGAAACACGGACGTGTTGTTAAACCACAATGGGTTTGACCAACCCTCTTGAGTTACCCACTCTGTTTTTTCTATATGGGAATCAAGCATAGATAGCTCTTCTTCTGATAGAAATTTTTCTATTTCCCACACACGCTTATCTTCAGTTAAATAATTTTTCATATTATAATTTTACCACTTATTTTTAGTTAACTATCTTTTCATATTTCAGAAAATGTTAATATATTTTTATCTTGTACGATACACACCACAGAAAAAATCGGACATTTTGGATAGACCGCACATATTGAGCGTGATTGTGGCGCATATCACAGGGGTTTTCTAAGATTTATTTGCGACACGCCCGAGAAACGGGTCTAAATGTCAGTCCCCCCTGCTAGAATAAATATATAAAGAAAAACAAGCGGTAAAGAAATCCGCTAAAGAAAGGAGCAATCAAATGCTCACTCAAAAAACACTAGACGCAATCGTCTATGAATACCAACACGGGGGCGTGAAGTCTAACCACCCCGAATTGACTACCTATGAACGCAAGGCGTTGCTAAAGCACCTCTTTAGCCTACCTACCTATTGCGCTTGTTGTGTGAGGTAAATCACACGGACACAAGGGTCTAAGTCCCCCTAAATGTCAGCCCTATCGGCTACAATAACGACATACAACTAAATAAGAATTAGAGCGTGAGCCTAGCAAATAATCCGAAAGGTGAGCCTAGCAAATAACCGCTCAACAACTAACTAACAACAACGAAAGAGGCACTAAATGTCATACGCTTACTCATACGAAACTAACTCAATCTCTAAATGGGATACTATCCAATCAGATGTCGCAGATGCTTACTCATACTTAGATGAGGTAGATGAGGAACAACCTCCACTAGATGACTTTGATGACTCAGATGATGAGGCACTAGCAAAACTATTCGCACTAACTTGGGAGAACTAATAATGACTATCACTTACACACTATGGCAAGGCTCTCAACTATTAGCCGTCAATCAAAAGGCTAGCAAGCCCGAAGAAATCTTAGCGGTAATCGCTGAACTAAATAAACTAGGTAAGGGATTCACTTACAACATTAGAGAGGTAGAAACTAAGTAATGACTATCAACGGATTTGAATTACACATAACTAACGAATACGGATTTGAATTAGATAGTTTCTTAGGGGCTATCTATCTACCTTGGCACACTATTATTCTTACCGCCTTAGCGGTAGTAGCCTACAAGGCTTATAAGAAATGGGGTACTCGTAAATGACTACTAATCGCATACTAACTACGCTAGTCCAATTAGGTATCGGTATCCCCGCCCTAATTATGCTCCGCCTTGTATGGCGTGAGATGATCGAGGACACTAAAGAAATGTGGCGAGAATCACATAACTAACACGGCGTGTCGGCTTGACAAAGTCAAGCTGGCCCGCAAAGGCACGGGGTCGGGCGTGTCGTTACGGGTACCTACTAGGACCCCTGGAATTTTGTGAGATTTATCACATAGAAAGATTTCTTGAAACACGGCGTGTCGTGTTGATAATGTCGGTGTGCTCGTGTATACTACCTACTATAACCACAACGAAAGGTCGATAAAATGACACTAGATGAATACAAGGCTTATGTAGAAGCCACACGCAAGGAAAGCCTATTGAAGGCTATCGCAACAATGTCAGAGGCTAATGATAAGATGTCCTCTCTATTCAATACTAAGGAGGCAGAATAAATGGGTTATGTAGAAATCTTTCGCATAGATGATGAGGGTGCTGGCTGGGTAGATTTATCCGAGGCAACACCTAACGAATTACTAGATTTAGAAATCGGATTATTTCAGGAAGGTGCGCTCTAATGGAGAAAACACAATTTGAAAAAGATTTAGAAATCAAGGAAAGTTTTATTGATTTACTAAACGACATTTACCCTAGTGTAAAGATTGGTTACTCTACTTTTACACCCGCCGAAATTTTAGAATGTTGCGACCCAGTAGCATTTGCGATTGGCTTAGTTGAACACGAGGATTATTTAGCAGAAATGGAAAATGAATGAGCGACTTATTCGGATTTGAAAAAGCAATTCAATTAGATCACCTAACCGATGAGCAAATAAATCAGCTAGAGGAAATACTAAAAGATTATCAATAGATAGCGGCGTGTCGCCTTGACAAAGGTGATCCGCCCGCAAAGGCACGGGGTCGGGCGTGTCGTTACGACATTGTTATAAAATCCCGTGAAATTTGCGGCGTGTCGATTTGACAGACAAAACGGACATATCGATGTGATTACTATCACACCGCTTGAGCGTCTCAGTATTTGGACTTACTGGCTAGTAATGTGAAAATGTCAGTGGGTTAGGCTATAATTGCTACTATCAACAAACGAAAGGCGGACTCAAATGTCAGCAAATGTCTACACAATCGAAAGCCTACTTGTAGGAAAAATGTATCGCTCAAATTCTCTTACTGGAGAAATTATCTCAGCAGAAAAAAATGATAGTGTCTGGTATGCAAATGCAGATACTTACAAAGTGCAGGTACGCCCAATTTATTCTGCACCACTAAATCTAAAAGATACTTACCGCTATTTAGCGGTAAAAACTTCCGATTAAATAAAATCGAAACAGGGGCAGTTTAGAGGGAGTCCTCGCTCAATGTCGTAAGTAAGAACCCTCACACAATTTGTCAGTGCTACCTGATACAATAACTAAATAAACAAACGAAAGGAAAACTATGTTAAACATAATCGACAAAACCGATTTCTATGAAATCGCAGACGAGCAACATTTTTGTTGTGATGAAAGTCAATTTAAGTATTACTGTATCGAACACCTAGAATTTATGGGTTGCTACTTTTGCGGATTTGACTATGACAAAGATTGCGAGGAACAACACTAATGATAAATTCAGTAATGCGAATAGATTGCTCAGAGTGCAACTCAACGGGTCTAATCTTTTTTGGCGATAACAATAATTTTGATGTCGAAACTTGCGATTGTGATTTCGGCAAAGAACAAGATTTATTTTTCAACTAACGAAAGGGAAACTAATGTATAAAATAACTCTAGCCTATGACGGAAATGCCCCACACTGGCAAGGCGATTACTATGATGAAATGGAAGCGTGGTCAGCGTTTTTTAAATTCACCGATTGGGGATTTGCTGATGAATTCTCAACTGTAAATATTTACACTCCCGAATTGAAATGCTATACAAAAAACTTTTATCGTAGCGGAATGGTCGTAGCAAAATGATGACACGAAAAGACTATGTAGCAACGGCAGAAATTCTAAAGTATGCCAGCGATAAAACTCACCCTGCTTTATTTTCTAAAATCGTAAATGATTTTGCGGAAATGTTTGCGGTTGATAATCCGAGATTTGATGTAAAACGATTTCACGAAGCGAGTGGATACAATGTTCCTAAATTCACTTCAAGATAAAGTTAAACGAATTCGGGAATTGCGTCGCAGTAATGCGGCGCAACCTGTTCGCAATAAAAAAAAATACACACGCAAGATCAAACATAAAAATAAATATTCAGATTAGCGCATAAATATGCAGCTGCCCGCTCTTTTGTGGGGGCTTCGTGTGAATTACGACACATGTCCAAATTGCCTGAAATTCTACGGCGTGTCGATTTTGATATGTCAGTTCATTCTGCTATAATTTCCGTATCTACCAACGAAAGAGGTCCATTATGGAACTATTTACAGTATCTTGCTTGAACTATGAAATTTGTGGCGCTCAAGAAACTTTTGACAATGATTCAGAATATGAAATTTATGGCGATGATTATATCTGCGCTGAATGCTATGCGTCTGAGGAAATGGAATTCTTTGAAACTATTGGCTGGTCTGATTCTGACGCTCTAGCGTCTGCAGGTCACGGTATGGATGAGGATTACTAATATGTCAGAGGCTACCGCTATAATTACCCCTATGAAACTAAAACGCTCTAACGATAGAAAGGTGGCTAACCTTGTCACAAAAAATGGAAAGCAAGCCGCAATTGCTAACACTTTCGGATTACCTGCTGGAAAAGCTTACTCGTGCCCTGGTGCCACTAGTATTTGTGAAAGCGTTTGCTACGCAGGAAAACTCGAAAAGTTATTCCCTGGAGTAAAAACTAATTTGCTACACAATTGGGAATTGCTACGCAATGCCGATATGGATACAATGCTTATTCTATTAGATGAGATGATTGTAGAATTTATCGCCGATTGTGAAAAGAAAGACGCTCCTAAGTTATTCCGTATCCACTGGGACGGGGACTTCTTCAATGATACTTATACATATGCCTGGAAAGTAATTATTGAAAATCATCCCGATGTTCAATTTTGGGTTTATACTCGTGTAAAATCTGCAGCGCTTATTCTAAAGGATGTTCCTAATCTATCTCTTTACTATTCCACCGATGATGAAAATAAAGAAATAGCATTCGATTTGAAAACTAATTCTAAGGTCCGCCTTGCTTATCTAGGAAAGACATTCGCTGCAACCGAAGACACAATGAAAGAATTGACTGGCAAGCCTGGCGCTAAGTGTCCTGAGAATATGAAGAGTATTCCTCTTATCTCTAGCAATGGGTCCGCCTGCGTATCTTGTGGCCTATGCGTATACGGTAAAGCGGATATTAGATTTTCTGCGAGTAAAAAATGATGTATGACATTCTCGGATCCTTAATTGGAATTTTATTAATTGCATTCTTATTCTCACCAATTGTGCTAGCCGTGTATATGTGGAATGGTGCAAAATTTGATAACGACAATGACGGAAAAGATGATTTGCCTAATCGTTGGTAGCGGCGTGTCGGCTTGACAAAGTCAAGCTGGCCCGCAATATTGTGGGGGGTTATCCACAGGCTTACGAGAGTTATCCACAACCCCTGAAATTGTGAGATTTATCACAAGACTTATGCGGGGAATGGATTAGGTAATGTCAGTGCCATACGCTATAATTGCTACTATCCAACAACGAAAGGTAACAAATGACATCAGTAGAACACTCACTCAAATTCGTAACTGAGTTTGACGAAACACATCCTATCGCACAACGATTTTTACAATTAGATGAACAATCACAAATTGCTATGCTAGAAGGAATGCTAAAAGATTTATTGGTATCTGCAATTCAGCCAGTAATTGACCACATCAACGAAAACGGCTCATACGCAATTCTAAAGGTGGCTAACTAATGGGATACACGACAGCGTTAGATTTATCAGACTTAGGATTAGAGCAAGGTATCTCTATTCACTTACAAGGTAATCACTATCCACCCGTTCCACTTTCTATGGTGCAACCTTGCATCGAAGCGATAGACGCTTGGTGGGATGGCGATAGCGATAAATTGATCGAAATGCCTGAAGGCGTATCTTATCGTGGAGATAAGTTTGCACCCGCTCACGCAATAATTGACCAACACCACTTACACGCTTGGCTACAAGAAAGTGATTAGCATCACACAATAACTTTCTCAAATACTGAGACAGGGCTAGACTAATGTCAGACCCCAATGCTACAATACTACCTAACAAAGAAAAGAGGCAAAAATGACAATAGAAGGAAAACTCTATCAGGTCGGCGATTTATTCACCAGCCTAAAGTCAAAAAAGACAGGTGTTATCAAAGAGATACACCCACAGGCATCTGGCTCGGTGCGTGTGCTACTGGAACTACCTAGCAGGGAAACTCGCTGGACTTCAGTATCAGCCAAGACACTACTTGGCTAATAAGACGGAGGCATACACCATAATCGGGTGCTAAGCCACGAAACAGGGACAGTTTAGGAGAGTATCTAGTCCAATGTCGTAAGTAAGAACTCTCCCCCCTTCGGGGGAAATGTCAGACCCCCCTGCTATACTATCCATAACAACAACCAACCAACGAAAGGCAATAAATAAATGAGCAGACAAATCACAGTAAAGGTCGCAACGACCAAAGTAATCAAGGCACTAGAAACTCGTCTAGCAACACTAGAAAAAGACTATGCTACACAAGGCGCAAATGAAGCAAAGTATCAAAAGTCAGTAGAAGCGTGGCGCAAGGAAATTGGTAAGTGGGCTATTGCTAACTTCTCAAAGGCTGAGAACCTTCGCACAAACTATCGTTCTTGGAACAATACTCTAAATGTTGATTTTGACATCATCACAAAAGAGGGAACTTTTCCATCAGAACCTGAAAAGGATTTTGAGGTTATCCATCAGCACAGTTATCGTGAGATGAAAGAGGACATCACCAATGCTCTCACAATTCTCAAAATGACAGATGAGGAAACAGTAAATGCTTCCACAATGAAGCAGATTGCTAAGTATCTCTAAATAGGTTTTGGGGGGTTAGCACACAAAGTCTAGACACCTGAACCCAAACGACCTGAGTAAGTCGCCAAACTGCTCACCCTTCGGGGTAACTACTAAC